GTTATTAGGTCACAGTAACAGTAACAGTTGCCGACTTGGTGTAGTCATCTACAGCTCGTACAGTAATGACCGGAGCACCAGCAGCTACGCCAGTTACAACACCTTGGGCGTTGACGGTAGCTTTGGTTGGGTCAGACGAAGTGTAAGTGAAGACTTGTTTCGAGCCGAACGGCAATGCAGTGGCAGCGATCTGGTAGGTCTGGCCTACGGTGATAGCCGCAGTTGCAGAGTTAACAGTCACAGAAGTCACCGCAGGAGTAGGCTGGTAGAACGCATCAGCAGGCAGGTAGTTATCCTTATCACCAGCGACGTTCTTGTAGTCTACAACGACTTTACCAGAGGTAAGGCCGGTGACAACAATTTCACCAGTGTTCTCTTTGAAGAGGCGGATTGGAGCTGCTTCCGTAGCACCAATAACTTCGATACCACCGATTTTAATCGAGGTAACAGTACCTACTGCAAAGGTCAGGTCACGACCGCTAACCCACACACCATCACCGCGAGGGAAGGTGAAGCGCAAGCCAACCGAGTTGCCATCAATAGTAAACTGATTGCGGTAGCCCTCAGTCTTGATGACCCCACGACCCCCACCAGAGGCACGAGGGCCATACTGGTTGGAGACGCCGAGGCCGGCAGAGTTTTCAAAAGACATTGAGTTGCTCCTTATGGGGTAGTAGTGTCTGGGGCGAAGTTGGAAGTCGAAGTAACAACGATACCCATAGTATCAGTACGCTGTACACCGAAGCCATAGCGGCAACGAACTACGAACTCATCACGAGCACGGTCCTTGTTACGCTCACCTTCAGACTTAGGCATCCGACGCCATGCACCCATCACAGGCTTGGTCTGGTCGTCCAGAGTGCTCATGAAGATGTTAGCTACACCAGAGAAGGTAGTAGTACCATCGTTGTAAGAGCGGACAGGCAGACGGTTCGAAGTGATGATGTCCCAGCCATACATCGAGTTAACGAAGCGTTGACCACGAGCGAGACCATTCTCAACAATCGCTACCGCGTACGGAGTGATGTTAGAGGTGAGGGTTACATAGCGGGTCAGGGTTGCTTCAACCACTGGGTCAACAATCAGCACACGACCTTCGGCTGGTACGTTAGCTTTGTCAAAAGCCAGACGCATACGAACCAAGTGGTTGAGCTGCATTACGTTACCAGTAGCTACCGATACGATCTGGTGCGGGAAGCCGTTAACGTTGTTAGGGCCGGTGTTGGTTGCGTAGAAGTCACCGATGGTAGACAGGAAGTCAGTTTCAAAAACTTCTTGAATAGCACGAGTAGACTCGGAAGCACGAGCGGCCATGAGTTGTTCAATCTGAGAGCCATCTTCACGGAGGTCGTCAGTGACGTACCAAGCATCGCCTTTGTATTCTTTAATACGGAAGGTGATGTTACCCGATTCGATTGGTTCGTAGATCAGTGGAGCATCTTCTTCAGCTTCTTGCAGAGTAACAGAACCAATGGTTTTGATATTCAGCACAGAGCCGTGAGCAAAGTCGCTTACGTTACGCCAGAAAGTTTCTGGCAGCAAGCCATCATGCAGGTTCATGAGAATGAACTGAGAATACTGTTCACTCTCGATAAAGGCACGAGTGTTATCTGTCAGTTGCATGTCTTATCCTTGTTATGAACTAATCCCGTTCTCGTCATAAACTTTCTGTCGAACCTTGGCCATGAACTCCATCTGATCTTTAGTGCTGGCCCCTGATAATAGTGACTTCGCAGGGCGCTCAAGAGGAGGTGAATCAGGTTGGCGGGTTGGAGGAATGTTTACGCTAGAGCGAGTAGGTTGGGGACTTGAAGTCCCTTGGGTATTGAAAAGTGCAAGCACCGCTTGAGGGCTCTTGCTAGACAGTTCGCCCAAAGCCTTTGGGGTGAGACCGAGTTCGCTAGCACGTTGCTTAACGACATCAGCAGTCTTGTCTCCAAACTTAGCCTTAAGGGCTTGTTCAACCTGTGCCTGATTCGCTTGGGCCGCACTAAGCTGGGCTTGGCGTTCCAAGGTCTCTTGCACAAGCTTCATCACTGCACTCTCATCAAGTCCACTCGTTCTAGGCTGGTCGTCCCGTACGTCTGGCTGATTAGGTTTAGCGAGTCGTGATACGACATCTTCAATGCTCTGACGCTGTTCAAGCTCCGCTTGCAACCGGAGGACTTCCTGCTCACGAGCAGTTAGTTGATTTTTAACCTCTGGGATGTAAGACTGAGCATGTTGCAACGCTTTCAAAGCTTCGCTAATGTTCGCATACTTTGGTTGGCCTTGCTCATTAACAATGGTCTTGAGGAGGTCCTCGTACGCA